TTGTTAAGTTACTTGCAGCTATTCTGCATTATTATAAGGTACTTTTTTCTGTGGTATCGGCATCTGCACAGTGACTTTTGTTTCGTCACGGAACAGGAACACCAGCCTCTTGTCGGCGTATACTGTCACGGATTCAACCATAGAATTCCAAAGACCAAGGTCAAATTCTTCTATGGTATCCACACATTTGAGCAGCTCCTCAAGGCAGCGGCTAATTTGCTCTTTTTTGCCAGATTGTGCTAAAATCTCTTCCTTTAACTGTGTGATTTGTTCCTCGGCTCTTTTGCATTCCGCATCCTGCTCCGAGAATCGGCGATTATATTCCGCCTGATTCTGGATTTGACGAGTATTCTCTTCCATGTAGCGTCGGAGTGCGCTCATTAACTCTGCGTGCCGATTTTGCGCTTCATCCAGTTGTTTTTCTAAGTCGCTGACATTCGCCAGTATTGGCAGCATTTTTTCTAACCGGACAATGTGTTGTTCTTTATCACTTAGCATTTGGCTAAACGCTTTCACGAAAGCTGCTTCCAGAATGGACACATCTATGTTAGGGGTGTCACATACTGTTTCCGCCTCGTATTTGCGGTTACATCGCCAGATTTGTTTGCGGTACTTGGAGTTGCTATGCCAGACTTTCCGCCCATAATAACTGCCACATTGCCCGCAGATGATTTTAGCGTTGAATGGGCTGCTTTTGTGCAGCTGTCGCCGGTTCGGACGCCGCCGTTCCATTTCCTGCTGTACCAGGTCAAAGGTGGCCGGGTCTATAATTGCCGGATGGGAATTTTTGATATAGTACTGTGGCACTTCACCGTGGTTCTTTTTACTCTTCTTAGTTAAGAAGTCAGCAGTGTAGGTTTTCTGAAGCAGTGCATCGCCTTTATATTTTTCATTAGTGAGAATGCTTATGATGGTAGAAACAGGCCATTTTTCCTTACCCCTTGGCGTCGGAATCCCCTGCCCGGTAAGGTAATCAGCAATCGTGCGGACAGTTTTGCCATCCAGAAACATCTGATAGATTTTGCGCACAATTTGGGCCTCTTCCTCCACAATCTCCAAGATGCCGTCATCGCCTTTTTTGTAGCCGAGGAAATACTTATACGCAAGGGAAAATTTGCCTTCTTCCATGCTGCGGCGTTTTCCCCAAGTCACATTCTCAGAGATAGAACGGCTTTCCTCCTGCGCCAGGCTGCTCATGATTGTAATCATTACCTCGCCTTTGGCGTCCAGAGTGTAAATGTTTTCCTTCTCAAAATAGACTTCCACATTTTTCTCTTTCAGCTTACGCACAGTGGTTAATGTATCCACCGTATTGCGGGCAAATCGGCTAATAGACTTAGTGAGGATTAAATCAATCCTGCCATCCAGTGCATCCGCGACCATCCGGTTAAAGCCCTCGCGTTTTTTGGTATTCGTGCCGGAAATGCCTTCATCCGTATATACGTTTACAAACTCCCATTCCGGGTTACTTTGGATGTGCCTGGTATAAAAATCCACCTGCGCTTCATAGCTGGACAGCTGCTCATCCGAGTCTGTGGATACACGGGCATAAGCCGCCACCCGCCGTTTCTGATGTTACACGGTTGGCGCAGCCGGATTTAAGCTGTTCCTGCTTTCTATTTTTTGCACATTCCTTACGGGTGTTGCCATTATCTGCCTTCCTCCTTTATCTTTTTCTGCCTTTCCATTTCACGCTCGCGTGCCCTCTGCTTCATTTCTTCCGTCCAGCTTTCCCGCCGGGAACGGTTCTGCCAGTGGATTTCTTCCGTGCGGCCATCCCAAAATTCATAAACTAAAGTATTATTTTTCATTGCTTTTATTTCCTTAATCTGCTGACATAAGTCTTCCCGGTTCCAATCGCTAAATCCCAGCGCTTCTGTGGTTTTAGCTATTAAAATCTCCTCCGGAATCTGTTTGGAGAGGCATGCAGACTTTCCAATTTCGTTAAACAAGGAACACGTCCATACGGGTTTTGCGTATTTTGTATTCCGGTTACTAATCCTTCGGCAAAATTTCCTGCCGCATTGACCGCAACGGATGAAGCCGGTAAACAAATAACCTCCATGGTGCGCCTCAGATTGCGTGGCTCTACTTTTGCGCCGCCGTATCTCTTCCTGCACCTTCGCAAAAGTAACTTTGTCGATAATCGCTTCATGGCAGTCGCTCACATGGTACATTGGACGCTCTCCGTGGTTTCTGGCATTCTTTTTACTGATGTGGTCTAAACGGTAAAACTTCTGTAAAAGCAGGTCGCCCGTATATTTTTCGTTTGCCAGGATGTCGCGAACAGTAGCTCCGCGCCATAAATTTCCGGATTTGGCCGGGATATTCTGACGGTTTAGTTTTTTAGCGATGGCAGCTTTTCCCATGCCGGAAAGGTAATCCGCAAAAATCTGCTGTATGACCCTGGCTTCTTCTGGAACTACCTGCAGGGTATTGTCCAGAAAACGGTAGCCATACATATCGATATATGTGGAATAACCCTGCTCGAACTTCTTTTTAATGCGCCACTTCATGTTCTCCGAGACCGACCGGCTTTCCTCTTGCGCAAATGAAGCCAGGAGTGTCAGCATCAGTTCGCCGTCTGTGCTTAAGGTATGGATATTTTCTTTCTCAAAATAAACGTCAATCCCAAGTGCCTTCAGCCCGCGGGCAGTTTCCAGCAGCGTTACCGTGTTCCGCGCTAAACGTGTAATAGATTTGGCAATTACCATGTCAATTTTCCCAGCCCGGCAGTCTGCCAGCATTTTCTGGAACTCGGGACGGTTATCTTTTGTGCCGGTCATCGCCTCATCCGCATAGATCCCGGCAAGCTCCCAGTCGCCCCTGCTACCGATATAATTATTGTAATAACTAATCTGGGCGGACAGGGAATGGAGCTGTGCGTCTTTGCCGGAGGATACGCGCACGTACGCCGCTACACGTTTCCTCTGGACAGGCAATATCTTTTTAGCATCCAGTTTAATGACTTCTCTCATAGAATACCTCCGTTCGTAGAAATGGGGGAACAGTGTGCTCCCCCATCAATAATGTGCTATAGTTTTCTTACCCGGTCTTCGCCATATACGATGCCAAGCCCAGAACCTGAATCCCAATCCACGAATACCGTTGCAGCATCGTCGACAAAGCGGATTGAGCCTCTGTCGCCGGGTTTTAGGCGGGAGTAGGAGTCGTCCATCTGGATAAGTTCTACCCGTGTGCCTTTAGGATACATTTTCCGTACCCGTTCCACTGTTTCTCGGCTGGGGAATCCGTTATTTGCCATAAGCATCGTCTCCTCCACCTTCCTTTTGCGGTTCGGTCTCCGCAGTATCCGCTTCCTCTAGCGGCATCGCAAGCTCTTGCCCGGTTGGTGTCGTTGCTTCGGCTGGATTTAGCGGGATTGCAATATCCGTATTCCGCTCCGGCTTATGTCCAGATTTCCAGCTGGCATTGCCGCTAAGGTTGCGCAGCAGGATTTTCCGGGCGGTTTTGTATTCGTCACCGATAAATCCTAGCCGGATTAAGAACAGGCGCATCGTAAACTTCTCATTTTCTATTGGTTTTTCTGTGGCCGTTACCCGTTTCTGCTCTTTTGCCATTTTGCAGATAGCAGTAACTAAGCGGCTGTAAGCGTCGGCTTCACCATCTATGCCATGGAGTGTAAACCATGGGAAGGTGATTTTACCATCTTTTTCTACAATCGGTAAACCGTCAGATCCAAGAGCTTTTTCCAGCACAGTCTTTTTACTGGCCACGATTTTCTTAATGTTTTCCTTTGCTTCTGGGGTGAACCCGGTATCGGGAACCTCAATCGTTAGAATATCCGGCGATTCGGCATCGTTTGCCTCAGTGCTGGCTATATTTTCCGTTACGACCGTATCATCTGCCGTCTCAGTGCCTGCTTCTACATCGTCTGCCTCAAGTGAGGCCTCTGTTGTAGCAGTAGAATTGTCCGTTGCAGCAGCGTTCTCAGCTGTGAGTTCATCATTATTATCTGTATCGCTGATGATTTCCGCCACAAAGCCGCGTTCCTGTAAATCACTAATAAGTACCGCCGCAAAGTCGGGATGGATATTGCTACCATATGACAGCACGCCGTTCCGGTCTACGGTAAAATCCCCTACCGTATAGGCAAAACTTGGCGCGCCCTGGTAAACAGCAGGTTTGTCCAGTATCTGGCTGATTGCCTCTACTAAGGGTTTTCGGTCGCTACCGCTTAAGTTGTAATTGTATCGCATATTTTTGCTCCTTTCGTTTTATTACACACACATCTATCACTCTGTTCGCTTCACAAAGCAAGTCTTGTTTTTGTCTAAACAATATGAAGTGATATGTGTTATTCCACCGGAGCCTCGCCGGTAAAGAGATAATTAATATATTCTTTCCGGTGTTCTTCCAGATAAATTACTAACTCAAAATAATTTTCCCGGTTTGCGATCCACTGCACCATGTTCACATCCAGCATATTGGTTTCTCCGTTCCTGCGGATGGCTTCAATCTGGGTCTTAACAGTCTCGGTCATAGCCATCACCTCCTCCCTGATACTTTTTGGCGAGATATCCCTCCCATACCGAGTTCAGTACGCCTTGGCGCAGGATTTTGATGTCAAACCCAGCAGATTCATATCCCTGCCGGATGGTCTCAAAGTAACTGCGTGACGGGGTGTCGTAAGGGTGTTTTGCTGCGTTCATGATATAAATCATGGCAGACACCCGCTTGCCGTTTACAGAAATTCTCAACATTTCTTTACGGTAGAAATTAGGATAACCCTCATACAGATCGAGATTATACTCGTCGCTTGACTGTAACCGCCAGACCAGCACCGGCACTTTGCCTCCTTCCTGTTTTTCTACAGTCGCTACTGCCGTGCCTTTACCCCGGAACATCAGCCGAAAGTTATGTAGATGGGTTTTACCGACAACTTCCGCAGTGGGGCAGCGTCTTGCCATCTGTTCAAGGTTGAGGTTGGAGCCGTAGGCGATATACAGGCGTTCGTTTTTCTTATTGCTCATTCTGACTTCCTCCGTTCTGTGTGTTTCTGGTACTCACATGGCTTCTGACATTTTCTCGTGAACCGTACCGCCAAGCAGCGTTGCCATCTAAGTGCTGATACAGATGTTCCCGGCAACTCTTGAACTCGTCACCAATAAATCCGATGCGGTTCAGCCACACACGCATGGCGAACTTCTCATTTTCCTCCTGGACTTTGCGGTAACTGGCGCTTTTCTGCGTCAGCGCCTGATGGTTGAGTGCGAGCGCCAGCACGATATATGCCCGGATCTTTCCGGCATGAAGCGTGCTGTTGAAACCTCGGAGTTCCACCGTGTGGTTGCCATGAAAAAAGCTGTGCAGGTTCAGAAAATGATAGCGGCTTTGATGGTAATGACCGTTGCGGCTGCCTGAGTAATTCTCGTACCAGATTGATTCGATTTGTCTCAGTGTTTTTGGCTTCGATTGGTTCATCCGTTCTACCAGATAGGCATCCATTTTCTTGCAGTAACGCATCCGCTCCGGCGCAATTTGTAATGCTTTGTAAAGCAGGTCGTTATGCGCGTAGATGATGTTGACAAAGTTACGAATGCTCCGTGGCGTGTGGCTGGCTCCGTCGAGATGAATATGGATACCGCAGGACTTATTCGCAAATCCTCCGGCTTTTCTCAGCCTCCTTGCGAGTGCCTGTACCGTGTCAATATCTTCCCGATACAACAGGATTGGGCTGACCAGTTCCACGCTGTAGTTACTTCCGGCGGATACCGTCCTTCGCCCATCCTTTTTCTGACAGTTAATACTGCCGTCGTACATCAGTTTCCAGATACGCCCATCGGGTGTGGTGATTTTCTGGGTATCGTAATAATCCCCGGTAATCGTAGCAGTGCCGCCGAGATAATGTGCGACAGTTTCTGCTGCCTTTTCCCGGCTAATTCCGGTAAACTCGATCTCCAGACCGAACTGTTTAGTAAACATTTGCCCTCCTTTCTTGCGGCTTTTGAGGCGTAGAAGGGGCGGCTATGATGCGCCCCAACTTGGCTGCGCATCATGCCGCAATGTTTACATCTTTACATCGTGTTTATGTTGCTCTTGTTTTTTGAACCTCCTTCCTGCCCTGACGGCAGCTACTATACTTTGGCGAACTGATAGCAACCGCTGTCTTCTGGGCGTTAGTTGTAAATAATAGGGGAATGTAAATCTGGCGCTACGTCATCACATCCCTCTTTCTGTCATAATGGCAGATTCTAATTGGTTCAATATATAGTTGCTCATATAATCCTTTATTTAGTAGTGTTATTGGTCATCCGGGTGCCTGGCGCAGCTAAGGCTGGCAGGGCTGCGCCAGGAAATAAGGCTTTTATTTCTTTTTTGGTTTGTCTTTGTGTGTCGTTTTTTCTTCAAGCAGATGCTGGAGCAGCTTTTCGTATTTTTCCGCAGGAATTTGTTTTCCGGATTCCTTTAGCTCATCAATCACTTCTGACAAAATCTTTATCAGGTCATCACGTTTAATGGTCATCTCCCAATCGGTGATATTGCCCTCATCATCCCGTTTGACCCAAAGCATAACACCGTCTTGATTATTCGCGTGCTTCATAAAACTCCTTACCTTAAAACTTATAAATGATTACTTTAAAGAAATGGTTGCCATATCCTGGAAAGTCCGCCCCTTAGCTGTGCCAGACACCCGGATGCCGGCATTATGCCGTGTCCTCACCGTAACGGCTGAGCCTGCGGCATTCCCGGCTGCAGAACTTCTTCTTTTTATTCCCAAAACTGATAAACTCTTTCCCGCAGTAGTAACAGGTCAAACGGTAAGGATGCCTGCGGCGGCTTTTGTTCCACCATTCGGTGCGGCACTGGGTATTACAGAAAGCCTTTTTCTTCGCCCCAGGCCGCTGAGTGAGCGGCCTGCCGCAGTTCTTACAAATATTGCTCTCAGAAGGTTCCGCCTCATCGATTTTTATATGCCTGCGCCGACAGAATGACTTTACAGTATTCGGAGAGAGTTCTGTGGCTGCGGCTATCTCAGCATAAGTAAGCCCCTGCAGCCGTAAATTGGTGACCATTTGTTTCTGTGTATTTGTAAGCATCTTATGCTGCCTCCTTTTCTGCCCCTGTCGCCGCCATAGCCGCCGTGTGCGCGGCTTTGAGGCGGAGACCGAGGGCGTGTACGACATTGACGGTTACGGCGTTTCCGGCTTGTTTGTAGGCTTGAGTATCGGAATCTACGGATAAGAACTTATCAATCTGTAGTTCAGAAAAACCTTGTAAACGGAAACATTCCCGCGGAGTGAGGCGGCGGATACGCAAATTGGGTGTGACCACGCCTTGTGAACTGCCTGTATCAAGTGTATGAGCGATGTTCTTGCCTACTCGCCCCCGGCGCGTATTTTGCTCTGCAAAACTCAGATCTACAGAGTCTCCCGGATGAGCAGCCTTGCAACCGGATTTGGTGGCTTCCTTAATCATCAACACGCCATGCCGGTCTTGTGATGTTAGCGTGAACATCGGCTCATTTTCTGTCTTGATACGCCTGCCATTCTGCCGTACTTTTGCTCGTTCCGGGTTAAGAACGGCGCGGAGGATTATTTTTTGTGCATTTTCCTCCGCATCTGTCTCCAGAACCGCATTCTGCGTATGTCGGCGGTTCAGACCGCGGTAGCCGCTGGCAGTCAAGGTGTAGGCAAAACGGATTTTACCGGTAATCCCGGTATTGCGGTTATATCCGACAGCATATAACCCCGTTTTACCGCCAATTCCGCCGGATTTGGCAAGT